TGAGTGGCGGTGCCGTTTTGCGTATAGGGGCTGGGGTTCGTTAGATACGGCACGTTTTCTACAGAGGAAAAATAAACCTCGGCGCCGCTCTTTGCGACCAGAAAAGGGCTTTGTTTGATAGTGGTTACGCCGTTTTGTTGAAGTAGGCTTAACACTCCATAAAAACCTCGTTTCTTTGTAGTTACGACATTTGTTTCGGCGCTATAAGGCATAGTAATAAGATTTATGAAATAGTTTAGATCGGAGCGGGTCACGACGTCGCCTAAAGAATTTAGATGCGAGCCTATATCTTTGTAATCGTTGGTATTCGTTTCAAGTATGGTAAGCTTAAAATTTACCTGCTCAAGCTTTTTATCACTTCTTTGGACGAAATCTATTATGTCGCTATATTCGTCATCGCTTGCTTTGAATACTACGGAGTTTGTAGAGCGAATATAGCTTGAGTTTTGATCGGTCATCTTGCTTACTATCTTATCTGCATCGTCGTAAGAGTTATTAGCAAGGGTAAGATACCTTAGCCGTCTTTCGGCGCTAATGCTACCGTTAGCGTCACCGTAGTCTCTCTTTTGCTTAAAGACATAGTAAAAGCCGTCCGTTAAAATAAGCTTTAGACCTTTGCTCTCTATGGCTTTACGGAAATGCTTTATCGTTACGTCTGAATTCTTGGCCGTGTAGAAATAAAAGCTATTCGGATCTATCTCATCGCTGATTAGAATATCGATTTTTGAATTATGGCTGGCAACGTTGGCGAAATCAAGCAGATTTAGCTTAATCTCTTCGCTAAATGTGCTACTTAGAATAAATAGCACTAGAAAAAGAACTTTTTTCATCTAACTCTTCCTTCTTTAGGTTATCAAAAACAGGCTTGTCAAAGCCAACAAAAAAATAAATTATCCCCTTACCCTTGAATGAGCGAACATTGAATTTAGGTGGAGAGCGCAGAAAGATAAAATTTAAGTATCTCTGATCGAAGTGATCGTAAGCGCCGTTTTGAATGGAGCAGCGATCATAGAAACAATGAATTTGATATATGTAGCCTATAGGAGGCTCATTTAAATTTGTATTAGAAATGCTGGATAAGGCTTTATTGTCCGCTGCTTTAGCTTCTTGGCGTGTATCTGCTTGAGGTTGGGTCTCGGTAGGGGCGGAAACTTCATCGGAATTGAAACTTTGCACGAAAAAATAAAAATATATAGATAACGTAATAAACAGAAACAACGATACGTAAAGAAATTTACGGACGAAAGATTTTTGAGAAGCATTTTGCCCCGAATGATAGAGATTAAAAACCTCTTTCATATAAGGAACGTGAAATTTTTGCATAACGTCTTTTTGATACATCTTGTAAGAGCCATAAAGCATATATCTAAATTTATTCTTGAATAGACGCTTAGAGCTATCCACGGCTTTTACAAAATGCTCGGCTATGCGTTTATACTCATTACTTATAAGCGATAAATCCTGCGTAATAAGCATAATATCCTGGTATAAATGGCGATGATAGGTAAGCCACCAAACCAAAATGTTATCCTCTTTAGCTTTTAAGAAATTATGAGCTTCATCGAGAATTATTAAAACATTGTGTAAATTTAGCTCTTTGGCTTTTTCATTTAGGACGTCATCACCTACTTTATCCATATAGAGCAGATACAAGACTTCGAGATCGGAGTAAAACTTTTCGTAGTCAAATTTTATAAATTTAGCGTCCAAATCGAACTTAAAGCCGTTGATATTAGTATAGCAATATGAATATCCTTTCTGTTTCTCGGGCTTAATAACCTTTGATAAAAAAGTATTCTTTGGCTTGAAAATAAAAAGCTGATGAATTTTAAAAACTGCGTAATATGTTTTACCGCTACCAGGATTACCGACGATATAAGTTATCATTTAGAAGCCTCAAGTAATATAATAGGTAAGCTCATTTATAGACTTCCTAATCTTTTCAAGAAGCTTCATACCCATTTTAGCGCCAATTATCAAGAACAATGATATTAAAAACGGCGCATACAGATTGAAAACGTCCCAAAAAGCCTTGAAAACACCAAGAGCTGATAAAACAGATAAACCAGTAGAAGTTATCTCATTAGAACTCGTAGGATTAGTAAGGTTTTTTATAAATTCGTAAATATCGCCCAACTGACCGAATAAAAACACAGCCATAGCAAGCAATGCACCAAAATACACAACCATAAGAGCAAATAAAGCAATTTCAATAAGAACAAGCTTGCTGAAAACGACTTTTCTAAGAACAAACCCCGCAAGCTCGCCCAAAGCAAGTTTTTTAAAAACCCAAGCTAAAGCAGCTACTATAAAAGCTGGCATATCACATCCTTAAACCAAAACTACGTATAATTTCAATAAAAGCAAAAAAATGCCGACAATGAAAAAAACATAAAAAACATAATATGAAATTTCAGAAGCAGGAGAGACGGCATCGCAATAATCTACTACTATCTCATAAGACTTTCCGTCAGGCAACTGAATTTCTTTTTTAATAGGGCAAGAACGTTTAATTTCAGACTGAACCTTTGAGAAGCCTTTGCCTTTAACATTACTTATAAACTGATCTATACCATTTCTTACGCCGTCAAATTTAGACAAACCATTATTTAAATGGTCTTTGATACCACCATACAGATCATCACGAGCTTTATCAAGACCGCCATCGTCAAAATCTTTAGGATCAAATTTGCCCTTATTGTCATCGTCGCCAGGCTTCGTGCCATTATTGTTATCGGGATTACCTGGCTTTGTCCCGTTATTATTGCCTGGATCGCCAGGTTTACCACCACCGCCACCCGGTTTTGTGCCATTATTATTGCCTGGATCATCAGGCTTAGGATTATCGCCGCCGCCCGGATTAGGATTATCAGGTTTACCGGGCTGATCAGGCTTGCCAGGATCATTAGGATTAGTGCCATGAGTATAGCTGTCATCTGTAAAACAAACGCCATTGGCATTTGGATCAGTATCGCGAATTATATAACCTACAGTGAATAAATTTCCATCCTCACCGACTGAAGCCTCGGGGTCATCCTTAGTTGTATTACAACGATATAAACAAACCGCAGAACCATCATCACCTATAATATGATCAGCAACACTATAAAAGCTAAGCTTTCCTGCACGCTTACACATACAATTGAAGCGATCACGCCGATTGGATATATCCTCGCATTTATTAACGCATAAACCTGTAGTAGAATCGAAATATTCACCTGCTTTAGTATCGCATTTAACACATCTTGCCGTAGTAGAACCCTCAGCTATTTTAGCCCACGAATAGGTTTCATATTTAAGAACTTTATTATCTTGGTGGGTTTCATAACCCAAAAATTTATAAAGAGAAGCAGGATTAGCAAAATAACCATTAGGAGATTTAGAAGCTGGATCAGATTGAGCATAAAAGGAGTCTTTTTTAAACGATTCATTAAAACTAGGCTGTACATAAGCATTATTTTCAATCTGAGTATATTGGCAATGCTCAACTATGCCATCAACTACACCATTATAAAGCCACATATCGCCAGCAGTAGAAATTCTAAAGCGGTAATCGTAAGAACTAGACGAAAGGGGAATTTGGACGGAAAAAGAAAAAGTAACCAAGGATATTAAAATCAGGGGGATAAATTTAAACTTATTAAGCATAACCCCACCTTATAAAAACTTCCTAGAAAAAAGTATAAGCCCAGCACAAACGGGTAAGCATATAAGCAAAAACCACACTATGATTGAGAAAAAATAATCAAACGACAAAACGCCAGTTACAGTAAAAACGCCTATTTGCATAACCCTTCCTTTCTACGCTTCGCGACACACGCCTTGGAAGCGTGGGATTAACGCATTGCGCCACTCTTTTTATTTAGCGAGCTAAATAAAAAGGGCGCGCGTTAATCTTTAAATTTGAGAAAACCTTAAGCGCAAATTAAAGCTTACTCAAAACTAAAAAAATGAATAGACAGAGTAAAAAAGCGCATAAAATACCACTCAAGCCCATTAAAAAGTTATATTGCTCCAAAGATATATCAAGCTTATACATCATCAATCCATATTCTTAAAAATATCCAAAGCGACGGTTACCTGCTTAATAGCAGAGAAAAAGACAATAACGACAGCCACAAAGCTATTAACAAAGATTGTAAGCTTAGTTAAATCGATAAAGTCATACATAATAAAACCTTGAAATTTATCCCTCTACCGAAAGGCAGAGGGAAAAAGATTAGCGTAAAAGAGCAAGACCTTTTTTTACGCCAAACATAACGCCTAAGAGGACTAAAACCGCACCAGCAACGCCGAAAAACGTAGTTTTATCCAAATCACCGGAAACAGCACCAGTAGCAGGATCGAGGGCGATACCAGCAGCAGAAGCGCTCATCGCACTAAAACCGACACAACTAGCTAAATAAAGCTTAGCCTTTGCAGAACAAAGTTTTTCTTTTAGAAAAGACAACTTTTTCATAGCAACACCTTTCTTAAAAATTTAAGTCATGCGCAGACTTTATCAAGCCGACCACACGGATCGGCTTTGTAAAGCTTGTTATTTCTTAGGAGAAACGTTATTTAGGAAATTTATCCAATAAGCATCATCTTCATCAGTAGTAAGCGTATATGCGCCATTATTGAAAGACGGAAGCCCTGCGTTAAATTTCAAAACACCTTTATTCTTAAAAAATTGATTGAATTTTGTGGTAAGAACCCCAGCTGTTAGATCGTCTTTGCATAGAATACGAACTATTAGCTCTTGTTCCTTTAAATCAACGCAATTCGTTACAGAGTTTTCTTCCTCGTATTGATTACGTGCAGTAAGCTTTACGGAGCTTGAGTAAGCTCGTCCGTTCATCTCGCCTTTAGCGCCGCTTTTTGCGATAGCCTTTGTAAGTTCGTAGGAGACTTTGAAGTCTTGCGTAATGTAGTCCATAACTCTTCCTTTACTTAGATTTTGTTAGAAGTAACTCGATTAAACCTTAAGGGGCGGAAGGAAGAGTTATTTTCACTAGACGCCCCAAGTAGTTTAACCACATGCTCGGGTGGAACTCCCGCCTAACTTCGACCCTAGACATCTTTACTCTGTCGCGGCATAGTGCGGAAATTTGAATTTCAAGAAGCGTTTTTGCTATAATAAACAAAAGCATAAATTGAAATTCTTTAACTTGCAATGAAATTATTTCAAAATAATGCTTAAATTTTAATTAAATATTGAAGTATTTTCAAAATGATTGACAAAAAAGAAATTGCAAACGCCCTAGAAATAGAGCTAAGAACATTATATAATTGGGAAAAAAAACGGCCCAAACTATATAATTTTATAATTGAAAATTTTTACAAAGAGAATGAAAAAACTTCAAAATCCGATGAATTAAAAAAATATTTTCTAAAACTTTCAGAACAAGAACAAGAATATTTCCTAGCAAAAATAAAAATCAAAGTGTTAGAAAAAGAACTAGCAAATGAATGAAGCAATATTTGTAGTTTTATTCGTGATAGTATTTTTGATAAAAGAAAGCTTGAGAAGCAAGAGAAAAACAAAAAGAAAGGCAGGGCCAAAAACAATAAATACCGTAGGATTTATAAAAAACTTAATGCCTAAAGACACATGTTGCGATAGCGAAAAAGATAAAAGCCAGGAGCAACAAAGAAACATTTTTGAAGCCTATGAAAAAATTAAAGCAGAAAATATTTCACAAAAAGCGTCTTATCATAGCAAATTACAAAAAGGCACAGAATATGAACTTTATATAGCAAAATATTTTAGAAACGAGGGTTATAAAATTTATATGAATGGATTGAACAACGGCAAAAAAGATGATGGGATCGACGTAATATGCCACAAAGATAAAGAAACGATACTAATACAATGTAAAAACTGGAAATACCCAATAGAACAAAAAGACATAAGAGCCTTTATAGGAGACTGCCACGTATACATAAATAAAAACGCTACATTCTTAAGAAATAGAAAAATAAGGAAAATTTTTATAACTTCCAATGAGGAAACTAAAAAAGCCGTCGAATTATACGTTAAAGAAAATCAAGCAGAAGTAGAGTATATAACAATACCTATGTTTGATTAAATATCAAAACTAAATCCCTTTAAGCTTCAAATTCGCAGCCTCGCTTAAAAATTGTGATCTATTATTGGTTACCTTGTCGATAGCATTAAGCAAAGATTGCGAAAGGCTTACATTTACACGAATTTTCTTATCAGAAGCAGGCTCGGGAATAAAATCGTTATGCTCTAGCATACTCTCAAGCGTAGATTTAAAAGCGGCATCAAGATCATTTAATGCTTCCTCTTTTGTATCGCCGTCACCCCAAAACAAAGCATAACCTTTAAATTCCGGCATAAATGCACCCCAGCCACCGCCCTCATCGTCCGCTATCTTTCTAAGCTCGATTTTGTAAGGCAAATTTAGATAATAATTTAAATCCTTTTTCATCTCTATCACTCCTCTATAGATTTTAGCACAAGCTTAACGTAAAAAATTTTCATAGGCCTATGCTTAGGCAAGGTTATCAAATAGCCGTTTTTGACAAAATTATGATGAGAGCCTTTGATACTTTGCAAAGTAAAACCTCTGCTAAGTAAAATCTTTTCTAATGTCTCGAATCTTACATTTTTGGGATTGTTTTCCAAATCCTTGATTAGCTTATCATCTTTACTCATCTTTTAAACTTTCGTGTGTAGATATACACATTAAAAGTATTATATATTTTTATAGCTTAATGGCTACTTAGATAAGAAATATCACTAATAACCCCAAAATCAGGGTTCAAATCCCTCTCTGTCCGCCACCGATTCAAAACTTAAATCTACAAAATTTAATCATCATAAATTTGACCGATCTCGCTACAGACGGCTATACGCGCAAAATCGCGACTCGGGTTTGCCGGATACGGCGCCGCGAGTGATAAAAATTTACTCGCGTGAAATTTTAAAATTTCACGCTGTATTTCATAGAAAGATGCGTGTTCAAAAAGCGCAGTGTAGATAAAATTTATTGATTCGCCCGCTCGGAATTTCAAAATTCTTTGAAAATTTACTCGCCGAAATTTCTAAAAATTCTAAATTCTTTAAATTTACCGCAATGCGACTTATCCCTTGCTGCGCGCTAAATTTTTAAAATTTACGCAGCATTGCGACCAAGATTAAGCTGCAAAAAGCTCAATTCGGCGGCTCAAAACAAAGCGCATGAGCTGACGGGCACAAGCAAATAAAAGCTCGCGCTACTTTCGATTTGCGTTGGCAAGCATCAGTTTTATGCGGTTTTCCTGATTTACCGCGCTTGCGCCTGGATCGTAGTCGAT